GGTGCATGGCTTCACCATCACCGCTGAACCACTCGGGCTCACCATCGTCTACCTGTACGGCTACGCCAATAGCTTCAAACTGCGGGCTACGAATGTATTCCTCTGTGGTAACTTTTGTTAGCGAGAACTCCCGAGAATAATATGTCTCGAAGTCAATCGTTAATATGTTCATACTACTCTGCCTTGTGTGGGGTAAACGTGGGTCGTGTACATTCCACGTGAATCGGTGTGTCCTGTGGTTATGTTGCTTTGTAATGTTTGCTTTGTGGCTTGCATTGATGCGGCTAGTGCTTGAGCGTACCGCTTGCTAATTAACCCATCCTCTATATCTTCTCGAGTAGTTGGGTTGATTGTCTGTTGCATGATCTGAGCGAGTAACTTTTTACGATCCCGCTGCAACTGACATTCTTTCCAGTACTTGAGTATTAGCTTGCGCTCAATCTTTGTGTACGGGCTACGTGTATCGTCGGCAATCTCAACGAGCTTCTTCCAAGCTGAGCCGTAGTCGAAATCCTCGGGTCGTTCCTTCATGCGTGTGAGCATTACCTGTACTTCGGTAGAGCAACGCTTGAGCATAAACTTTTCAATCAGTTTCATGTTGGTTCCTTTAATAGTTTCATCATGCCTGTGGCAGTCTCTTTGTCTAAGCCTTTGGCTAGGGTTGTGCTTGTTCGCTTGTCGTCAACGTAGTTCCACTTGTAGATACTGTATTTGCCATAGTTTGACTTCATGCGGTACTCGATGCGGTTACGTTCTGCATACGCTACTCCGAATAACTTATTCAACCCGGGCAACAATTCTTTGAGTAGGTCGGCACGACTAATGGCTGTCATAGCATGTTGTCCAGTACGGCTTCAAGTATGTTTAACTCAAGGCTCTCTTCGTTGATGACCAAAGCCCTGCCCCCTGCTTCTTTGATCTCACGCATGTTCTTTTCTTGTAACGCAGTCGGCACGCCCCTGCCCGCCTTGGCTTCAATCGCCAAGAACTCTCCGTTGAGGCAAACTAAAAAGTCGGGGACGCCACTGTTGCCGTAGCCAGTACCGATAGGCATAACGTAGTAGGCTCTATATGATTTGAGGATTGCCTTGATCTTTGCCTTGACCTTGGCTTCAGGTGTGGTTGCCATTACTTCACCCACTCGATCAGCGTTAATCCTTTGTGCTGATACACAGCTAGGACTAATCTGTCGTGTACGGGTTCGCCCTCTTGAACCTCGTAACATATCTCACACTCAAAATCAATCAGCATGCCGTGACGCCTAGGGCTTGGGTTGCTTGTGGTCTCGTCAGTAACTATTACAGTCGATGTGTCAGTGTGTGCTTGAACACACGTAACCTCTGTATGCTTGCCGTCTTCATTGCGGTTGAAGACTGTGACTGTACGTTGATGTAAGTTGTTGCCGCCACATTGGGGGCAAAGTAATATGTTGTCTTCTAATCTTGCGTCTTCATACCTCATGACTAACTCCAATTTATTTTCAAGTCTTGATAGTATCATAACTTTTTACTTTGTCAATAGTACAGACGTAAAAAAGCCACCCGAAGGTGGCTAGTGGTTTCCCTAACAAATGTTAGGACATGGTGCTTAACTCACGTTCCAAGTACCACTTGGCTTTCTCTAAGTCTTGCTTGCGGTTGCCCTTGTGGTCGGCACGTGTCAGATATTTTATTACGTTGCCGATGTTGTAGTTCAACTTCTTAGCTTCAATGAAGTCGATCGTCTCTATTCCACCTACCTTGTAATGAGCAGGGTGATTCACCGCGTCGCCTTGGTCGCCTTCTATGCGCAACTTTGCCATTTCTATACCCGCTTCATACGCAAGTTCTGCCATGCGGCTAGGTGTTGTATCCGTAACTGAGTCTGCATAAAACGGAATCTCCGATGAAGAAAAACCGATCGTCTTCCAATTAGGTTCAGGAAAGAACTTATCCTGTACGCGCTTAGTTGCGGCTTTAATTTCTTTCAACGTCATTGGCTTATCGAGACCCTTCGCCTTCTTTGCCAGCTTAGTTTTATTTTTCATGTTCCACATAACTGTGTACACGTACTGACGATCTACGCCCATCTTCTTTGCTATGGTAGTAGCTTTAGTGAACGGATGCTCAGCTACAAACTGACGGATTCTCTCAGCTTGGGTTACGGGCTTCTCATTTACTGCTTCATTTACTGCTTCATTTACTGCTTCAGTTGCTAATTCGATCATGATGTTTCCTTAGTTTGGTTGTTAACGTACTCGGTAAGAACTTCTCTCATCTTGGCTTGCTTTGTATACGCAAAGTTTGTGTTGAAATAATCCATCACATCCTTTGGTAGACGCAGGCTCGTGCAGGACAGCGCGGGTTTCTTACCAACCCCTCGCCCCTTGCGTTTTTTTTCTAACTTTAACTCTTCAATTCCTGTTGTCATTTAATAATCCCTCGTAATATTTTTTAGGCATTGGTGCTTTCTTATCCAATAACTCACGTAGCCATTGCGCACCACCTAGCTGGTTTAGTATTAACCAATGTCTGTCTGACATTCGTACCTGTCTACCTAATAGTTTCTCAGGCGGTTTAGGTCTTGGCATTTAATAAACTCCTTGTGATTACTCTGTTAGCCCAACATCTAGCACACGACCATCTTTGTGGGGACAACTCAATCCCCCCCTCGGGGGGCTTAAGCTCTTCGCACCTGTTGCATAGCTTATACTTGTGTACGGGTTGCTTGCTTCCAAGTTGAAGTTGCCGATTTACAAATCCATTCATTTAATACCCCTCATCATCAATAGCATCGTCAATGCTTCGGTCAATGACTCGCCCTCGGGTACTAGGTATAACTCAGTAACCCAATCCGATTGCATGTTTCTGCTATTGCTTGTCTTGTTTGGCTGATACGTGCGTAGTGTTAACACCTTGCCGTTGATTGCGGTCATGATTGAGATACTTGTTTGGTCTGATGGCGAAGCTTCTACATCCGCACCTCTCAACACCGTAGTGCTATTGCTATTCAACCAATTTCTAATCCAACTTTTAATGCTCATTCTTCTAATCCTTTCTGAACTAAATCTGCAATCCTGTCTAACATTTGTTCGGGATGCCCGCCTATGTTGAACACCCGATCGATCTCTATCAACGCTAAGTAATACTCCTCACCTTTCAACGCATGCCTGAGCTTGGTCTCGTCTTGTGGATACGTGAACTCAAGTACGGCTTTCATACGCTGCTCCCTTGGTGATACGGATAAGCAAGCGTGCCTTACGGAATGTTCTACGTATGTCGGTGTGTGCCGCATCTATCCATTTGAACTTGGGGTCGTTACACCCCCGCAGGGGTATAGCTTTCGAACTATATTTAATTTCTTCTTTCATCTCATACTCCTTCGCTAACATTTGTTAGCTCATCGACCAACAAAACAAATATCTCACTCGATACCTTGCAACCTACATTGGTGAGATACTGCTCGTCCTCTACAAGTTTAAGCATGCCTATCTTCATACGCATATCCAAAGGGAGCGTATTATCATCGTATAGCTCTACGTTGTCACCTATCTTGACTAGGTATTTACCCAAGTCTTTGACTACTAGCGCAGTCTTATTAGCACTAAAGTCCTGTTGCACTTTCTCGATAGTCTGCATCTCGGTATCGAGTAGCACTACCTTTTCCATAGACGTAGTAACTTTGTGCTTGAGCGAGGGTATCGCTTCTGCTTTTATAAACTCCATGAACGTAGCAAGTCCTTTGGTCTCAACCCACGCCAACATCTCATTCTTGACAAGGCTTTGGTGTTGAGTACGCTCACGCTCTTTGTTCCAGCTCGCTCGAGACACTACACGTTCTGCCGCATCCTTAGCCTTCTGTATACGCTCGGATGGGTTCATCTTGCTGAACATCTTCTTCGCTGTGAGAATAGCTTTGTCGGCATCCACTGTGCGGTACGAGTCCGAGCGTTGTCTGCCCTTACCAATACGATCGTTGGAGATAGAGATCACACGCCCGCGCTGACCCATGTACGACAAGCCAATCTGACCTAGCTCTTCACCATCTAGCTTGACCGAGAACCCGCAAGCCACTCGATCATTACCCATACTATGACCACTGTTAACAATAACGAAAGTCCACAGTGGATTCAATGAAGCCAGTCGGCTAATCACAGGGTCTAGCATGCCGAACACGCCAGTCAACTTCAACCCTTCTTTATCCAAAGACTTCTGCAAGTCTTCACTTACAACTATGTTGCTCAAACTCAATGTATTCATACTCATATTCAGTTACTCCTAACAAATGTTATTACCACTCGAACTTACCAAGAATAGCATCCACCTTGGACTTCAGATTCTCACGAACCAACGGGCTATCCTTGACCTCTTCAATGTCAGCTCCGAGCATCGCTAGTTCTACTTGCCTACGTGCATCCTCCAACTTAGGGTCGTTAGTCACGTTCAGCTTCGTCAACAACTCACACAACTCCAATGGGTTGGTAATCAATGAGTCGTGATACCGCTTCTTCTCATCGCCTGAACCTTCCAACTTCTTGGACATACCCAAGAGAACTTCGTGCAGGCGTTCCCATGGTGTGCGCATTGCTTCGGCCAGCTTCTCCGAATATTGTGTTTCATAAGCCGATCTCATTTCCGCTAAGTCATGCGCGGGAATGTCCAAGCGAAAGTCGCCAGCCTCGGGCAAAGGTTTCACACTGCGCTTGAAGCTGAACTTAGTCCTAACAGATGTTAGGTCGGGGTAGTCCTCTGCCTTGTACATAGAACCCAAGTTAACCTTCGCTTCCTCAACCAGTCGCTCGTACTCATCAAAGAAGTTATCGCACAACATGTTGAACGTACGCTCGTACCCATTCATGGTCTGCTTGTAGTCCATGAACAACTTGGTCGGCAACATGCGCTCACCCTTGTCTGCCCAAGGTAAGGTGTGTTGGTTGTTGTATAGACGTACTCGGGCCGCGAACTTCTCGATGTCTGCTCGTAGGCTTGTACCCGCAAACAGATTCTTCTTGGTCTGTGACGCATCTTTGTGTGCTGATGCGCTTGCATTGACTTGGCTCGTGATTTCACGATCGATCTTTGCGGCAGGCCATACGCTGATGTTCAACTCTACTAATACTGCTGATGCACTAATACTCATTTCATTTCTCCTGTGGTTTACCGGCTAATCTAGCCATTTGATAATGTGTGTCACTAACAATCCTCATCCCAAAGTGGGCTTCATTCGGATACACGTGGTAGGTGTAAGTACTGTCCATTCCTTTCTCTTTGCGCACGTCATCACTCCACCACTTCTCTTCGTATACGTCAGCACCCTCAAGGCACTCGACCAACATCATTGCTTTCTCTTTGGTCATCACGAGCTTGCGATAACCTATATCGACTACTACCATCTGATACCTCCTAACATTTGTTATGAACCACCACCATTTAATCCTTGACAAGAATCGTTTTGCCGTTGTCTGCAACACAATCGTTTCCTCCTACGATCGCCCACAGTACAGGCGCAGTCCAATCCCGACCCCAGTCGTTACCCACGTACCCATCGGTCAGCATGATTACGCACTCAGGCACGATGCGTTTCTCTTTCAGATACTCAGATACACATGAGGGTGACGTACCTCCACCACCTCTAGGTTTAGTAGAGTTGATGATGTTGGACACATCGTTCTCGGTGTACTCTTCGTGTCCGGCTACTCGGCTATCCCAATAGATCAAGTCCACTTGGCTCGGCTTAACTTCTTCTGCGATGCCCTTAACTTCTGTTAGGAATCCAGACAGCTCTTCCTGACCTACTGACCCTGACGTATCCACAGCGATAACCATGTGACCAACCTTCTCACCGACCAAGCTAGGCATGTACGTACCAGTAGATAAGAACCTACGATTAACCTTGCGCCATGACGATGTATCTTTTGCGCTACACGTAGCCTTCACGAACTCACGCAACATTTCACGCCAGTCAACCTTCGGCTCGAGCAACTCAAGCAAGTCCCGATCGAGATCACCACCACCAGTTCCCGCGATCTTCTGATGCGCCATTACTCCTTGGCGAATAGCCTGATCTATCTCACGCTCGAGAACCTTCTTCTCCTCCTCGGTCATCTCCTTCGCACCATCCCAATCGTGGTCATCGAACCCACCCTGACCTTGACCTTGGCTCGTACCTGTACCGCCCGAACCCTTCCCTGCGCCGTCGCCCTCGTCATCGCCTTCGCCAGATCCACCACCCTTCTGCTCCTCTTTGAGTAGGTCGAACACTTGCTTGGCATTGAGTCCACGATACTTCTCGTCAACCAACCCCATCGGCTTACCCTTCAACTCACCATCCGCCCAACGTGGCATGGATATAGTGCGCTCGCTCGGATCGAGGTCTTTGAGCTTGAGGTTAATCACGTAGTCACAAGCCGCATTTGCCAGCGAATGATTCTCGTCATGCAACTTACGCCATGTAGTCAAGTGACGAAAAGCCTTGTGCAGATTCTCATGGAGTACCACGAAATTCAACTCAGGCTCTTTGAGCATAGCCACGAACTTGCGCCCGTACCTCTCGTCTCTGCCGTTGGTGCATGCAGTTGGGATGTTATCCACTACACTCGTACGTCCAACCATCAAGATACCAGACCAAAGGGCAAACCTCGGGTCACGCATCAATGTAATCTTCGCCTTCTGTACCTTACGTTCTTCTAACATTTGTTACCTTTCGTTTCATCGTTTAACATCATTGCTAATACCTTCTCACACACTTTCTTGTCGGCA